TAAAACGACTACTATAGTGACAATGCCATTATTAAATAGAAGAAGTAGTCCTAAACGACTAATATTAACAAATCTGTGTATATCAAAAGATGAAACTATAATTGGATTAATTTATGAAAAAAATAAAATTAATATATATAGATTAATACCAGAATCAACGAATTATAAATTAACACAAATTGTTTTAGAGTATAGTATATATTCAATTGCATTCACAAAAGATATGATATATCTTATGGATGATTTACAAAATTTTAGAACTATACCAATACCTGAATAATATTCTGCACTATATTATAGAAATGCAGTCTTTTAAATTGCCAGCATCTATGCAAAAGTTTCAAAAGCGTGTTGAGGATAATCGTAAAGTATATGAGAATGTTCGTCAAAAGAGTTTAAAATCTATTCATGATGATTTACGCAAGGTGGCTCAACGTGAAATAGATTATTCCAAGAGTTTATTAGAGGTACTTATTCCAGTTAAGATTAAATGGAATGAAAAAGCTTGGGATTCAATGAAGGAACAATTACCAATCATAATTGAATTTGAGAATGAAGACGGCGAACCATCTGATGACGAAGAAGCTTAAGTGCGACGACGTTTAATTAGGAATACTATCCATAGTATTAATAATAGGAATGCACCAATACCAAGCCATATTCCACCAAATGATTTAGTATTTAGCTTAGATACAGTAAAGCTATTTGGGTTTTCTTTGTTATATTGAATTGTTAGAATATCATTTACTTTAAATGTACCTTTTAGTGAAGTATAACCTGTTATGTTTTTACCATTTGATGCTATAAATTTAAATGCAACAACACAAGGGCTTTTAGAGCAATCAACTGCTGTAATTGTTGCATTAGCAGTATCTGTTTTTTTCACCATTAGAACAATACCAATGGCAATAAATGCTAATGCAATTAAATTGCCAATGGCAAATACAATATAGAATACAGTATGTGATTCTTCCGTTGAATATGGAATTACTGTTTGTACGGGTTCAGCATACTCTTCTTGTATAGGACTACTACTATATGACTCAGTTTTAGGTTCAACATATTGCTGTTGAGGGGAACTACTGGGAACTTCTTTAATAGGTACACCATATTCATCTACATTTGGTTTAGATGCAACATATGGTATTGTATCAAACTGAGCGCCTCCGCGTGTTTTAGTTGCGATACGAGTATAAATATTCTTCATTCTATTCTAATATGATAATAAGATATCTTTCGTCCAAAAACGAACTATAATTGTTTTTGGATTAATTTAATATGGTTATCTGTGAATGGTTTAACATTATCTTTATAACCTCTCAATGCTTTAACAAACTTTTCAAAAAATGTATCTTCTTGTGCTTCTCTATTTGTTGATAGATAACTTCTATGTAGATTTGCCATAAATAGATGATAATTCATACGATATTCATCATAATTTTTACTTTCATCAATAAGGAATAGTTTATCTAATTTAGCAGCCTTAATATAATCGCGAATCATTGGAGTTGTATGAATTAGCTCTAATAATTTAGAATCAATATCAAATATAGGATAATAGTTATAAGGTTTGCATTTTATCCATTTTTCTTTTTTATCCCATAGATAATCAGAGTCATCTATAAAGATAGTTCTATTTTTCAAAACTTCTTCTTGATGTTTTTCAATAGTTGGATATTTATTTGATAATGTTTTTAAGATAGTTGGATATTGACTTATAATTGATTTTTTGAAATTATTGGTTTCATCTATAGGGCATTCTGAACGACTAAAATATGGAGTATTTATTTTAACATCAATAAACTTTTCTACGTTACGAACATATTCATTTACATAAGATTTAGTGCCTGAAGAATATATAAAGAACTCTGCAGTTGGATACATTTGTTTAATTTGAGTAAAAGCTTCTTTTAATCCTTTTCTATAAAAAGAGTCATTTATAAATTTATTCCAAGTGGGAAATGTATCTTTTACATTTAGTTTACCACTTTTAGAGGCATCTTTAATAAACGTAATAACCTTTCTATAAAATTCTATAGACTCTGAAGTACCAATAAGTGTATTATCAAGGTCAAAAATAAACAATACAGGTAACATTCTGTTTTATAAACTTATTATAATTAAAAGTACAAAAGGGTTTCCCCTTTTTGTATTTTTTTGTGGTTTTTTCAGGTATGTGTTCTTTTACATCGCGAGGTCAAAGTGCAGGTCGCGAATGTTCTCGTGGGCGAGAGCATACTGGCGAACTGCCATCAGCACCAAGATGGCATAGAGCTTGTTCTCCACACGAGCCCGAGTTGGCTTCTCAAAGCGAATGTCCTTGGCGTGGTTCATCTCAAACAGAGTCCGCTTGACAACCCGAATCACATTCGCAAAGTCATTGCGAAGCATGCTGGTGTACATCGTCTTGAGACGAGCATCCACAATGAGCGAGTTCATGATGTTGAGCATTCTTTGGATTGATTGTTGGAATTCAAAGGATGTTTATGGTATTAGCATACTTGATATATACTTCCAAATAATCAATTTTTGATTAAATTTGGCTAAATAATATACAAATTATGAATTACCTTTACATTTGCCTTGTAAGAAGGGCATATATTTGAGTAAAACTTTTTCATTAATTTTGAAATCACAATAGTTTATAAATAATTCTTCCCCTTCTTTGATATCTCTTGCAGCAACATAAGTTGTATAGTATCCGCAATCAAAACGAATTGCTAAATTAGAATTCTCATTATGATTTAGATAGAAACTAATATCCATTGCATTTGGTCCAAATAGAGGTACATGATGAGTCGTACCATCATTTGAAATAAAGAAATCATCCAATAATTTTTGGACTGCTTTATCATCTTGACCCAAATCTTTTTCACGAATGGTAACAGAAACATCTGTATTATTGCATTTTGATGAAGTTGTAGAGAATACAAATGTACCACTTTTAATTGGTTTAATAGCAAAAACTCCAATACCGTCAATCATTTTACTGTAACCAAGACGAGCAACAACATCATTTTTTAAATGGTTTATCATAATGGCTTTTAAGATAGCATTTACACGAGTTATAGGAATTACAAAAATACCTTGAGAGATGAATGGGTCAACCTTTGCACCATCATAATCTACGAACTTGATTATTTGAACTGTAGAAATGAGAGTTGTTGATTCAGCGACTTTAGGTAGTTTTGAGAAAATAAGAGCTCTATTCATTGGATTATTAAGAACCAATGTAACTTGATAGTTGGGGTGTTCAAATATTATATTTGATTTTGGAGAAAGTTTAGTTCCGACAGATGAAGCAACATAACTACTTGTAGCTAATGTGCGTTTAGACATTTTATACTATACTATAAAAAAAGATTATTGTTTAAATATGAAGGACTTTACAACCTTCTTCAGATGTAGGTTCTTCAAAGTATTTACGATACACATAAAATGCTATATCTGGAATTTTCTTGTCACCGCGTTCTCTATTTCGTTCCATGGCATCGTCGATGGACGTTTGAACCCATATACACCGACAAGGCAAATGGTGGTCTTGTGCGTACTTGATAAATTCTGCACGCTTTTTCTTAGTCCCAGCAGTTGAGTCAAATACAATTGATTTATTCTCAACAAATTTATCGGCATCATTACGCATTTTAGAGGGTGTTTTAAGAAGGTCACCATCAACAATATGATATCCTGCTTTTTCTAAATGTAGACGTGCTAATGTAGATTTACCAGAGCCTGGATAGCCAACCATAATAACAACTTCTTTCTCATCAGCTGCAATTTTAGTTGCAATTGGTTTTTGTTTTTCTAAAGGAAATATATCTTCTGGGACACTGTATGGTAAATCCATACCCTCTGCGAATTTTTTGTCACGGTCAGACCAATCATCAGGGCGACCACCTGCATCTCCTACATAAAATGCACCTTTCAACTTATTAAACTCAGGGATACTTTCTTTAAACAATTCTGTATTTGGTTTTTGGGATTCTTTTTTCATAGCAATGATAGCAATTACTTTAACTGCTAAATCTGCAATAACATCCTTAATCATATCAACTTTCCAAGCTTTAGATTGGTCTGTTACAAATATAATATTATGTCTTTTTGCATATTTCCGAATGATTTCGGGAACACTTGGGCGCAAGTATTGCCAATCGTCTTTATCTTTTGGGAATCGTCTTCCTTCTTTTGGCTTTACCAATGTTCCATCAAAATCAAATATGGCATATTTTAACTTAAAACGATATTTGGCAGGTTTCAACACAATATTATCCATTTGCAATATAATATGTTTATTATTTCAATTTTTATATATATAAAAACTACTTAAAGCTAAGATACTATATTAGTATGTCTCGGGTGAGACAATGTGGTTCTGTAGCTCAGTTGGTTAGAGCGAACGGCTGTTAACCGTTAGGTCGTAGGTTCGAATCCTTCCAGTACCGTTAATTTTTCAATTGTTATTAGTATAATGACATCAATCGCTTCATTACGTGAACATCGTATATTAGGAATGGCTATATTTGATTGGACGACATCTTTGATAGGTGGAATCGTTATAGGATATTTTATTCTTAATAAGCCTACATTATTGATGTGGGTAATCTGGTTAACTATTTGGATTCTTTTTGGTGTAGCAGTTCATTTGTTTTTTGGTATTGACACCATGTTAGGCTATTATCTGGGATTGAATAAAGCCCCACTCCGCAATGAAACTCGTCTACATTAAATTTTTCTTTGATATCTAAATAACCTAAGAATGCTAACATTAGTTGATTTCTATCTCTTCTTTCAATCATAGATACATGTATTTTTTTATAAGGATATTTTAATAAAATATATCCAATACTCGGTAGTACTTTAAATTCATATGTAACATCCCACGTGGCATTTAGTATATTTCCAAGCGATTCTTTACAAAATTCTATTATTTCAAACCTATCCGAACTAATATAAAAGGAAAACCGTTGAAAATAAGATATAATTAAACTATGAGCCCAATGTTCAATATTATTGTATATCATTTTTATAAATATATTATTGTGTCAGAATAAATTAAAATATAAAAGTTTTATTCTAATAATGAATATATTGTTGGGTATTCTTAAAATCATTTTATTTATTATTTCAGTATTCGTTGCACTAATATTAATAATACTTGGATTTAAAAAACAAGTTCAACAATTAATTGCATTCGGACTATTCTTATTTGGGTTTAAACCAATTAAAGTATATGGAAAACACGACACAAATTCAAAGGTATTAGTTTATAATCATCCTACATTTGTTGAAGCATTCTTTGTATTAAATAAAATTTCATACAAGGAAGTTACTTTTTTGAAAAAAAAAGAGACGCTGTTCTTCCTTAAAATGTTTGATTTCATAATTAAACAATTCAATGGAATATTACTAAATTCAAATGAAGGGGAAGATACAGTTCAACGAATGAAAGACTCTATTAAAGAACATAATCATAGTATTGCAATCGCACCACATATGCATAAAAATAAAATACCATTTTCAATACGAGATACGAAGATGCCTAAATTTAGGACAGGAGCTTTTCGTGTAGCAGATACAGTACAGCCAGTTATATTTTTATATGACCCTAAAATTCCAGAAAAACATTATAGTAATGCTATACAAAGTTTCGTAGGACTATTAAATGCACCAATAACTGGATATGAAAGTTTTATGTTTTACTTGAAACCAATTACTCGTTTAACAAATGAAACCGTAGAAGCATTTGCAGAACGTACTCAAGCATATATGGAGGCATTTATGCAACCT